GTGCTGCCCGTATATCCAGCGCCTCGCCGGTATGCTCGCTGGGTCGATTGGATCGTATGGCGTCGGGTAGCTGCGCTCTGACTGCGCGATCTCGGCCTGCACCTGCGCGACCGGCTTGGCCAGCGCAAATGCCTCACGCAATTTTTGCGCCCCAGCCTCACGAATGTAGTCGTTGGCGTCCTTCACGCCGTCGACGCCCAGCATGTCGAAACGCACGACGTGCACGTCCGTGCTGCCGTCGCCGCGCAGCACGTCGGCCACCGCATCCACGTCGAGATCGGGGTCGGCGCATATCGTCACGTCGGATGCGCGCGGCACCGGGTATGTTGACATGCCGGCCTTGCCAAACGTGCACACGACCGTCGCCTCGTCCCCGACCGCTTGGTAGACGCTCAGCGCGTCCTCCGGGCCTTCTGCAATGATAATGACGCCACCTTCATGCTCATCTCCGATCCGCATTACATTTCCAGCAATGACGCCCCTACTGTATTTTGTAATGCCGTTGTGCTCTCGCTTCTGGCCCTCGGCTGTGAGCAGCACGCTCTGCACGCCGCACACTTCTCCGCTTGGACTGAGCGCGGGAAACATAATTGCGGGGCCGTCGTATATATTCGGGCTGAACCGCGCCGCATGCGAGGCTGTACTGGCCCTCAGACCCCGCGAGTTGAGGTAGAGCAGCGCAGGACGCACGGCGTCGACGTTGTCACGCGAAATTGTGACGCCCCGCTCCCAGATCTCGCGCGCCTTGCGCATCTTATCTGCGCGGCTTTCGTCGTCACGCGCCAGCACTTCCTTGGCGGCCAGGCGCGTCATCAGGCGCTCGAACTCGGACGGCGTGTACGGCAGCGCGTCGGAGTTTTCGAGCTCCTTTGGGCTGTCGCCGCCGCGCTTAAATCCGCTGCCGATTGTCGCCTTGATCTCGTGATCTTGCAGGCCCATGTTCTTGGCCGCGCTGTGCAGCTCCATTAGCGCCGCGTCTAGGTTTGCCGGCGCCATGTGCGCGTGGCGGCCTAAGCTGAATGCGGCCTTGTTTAAAATCTCGTTGCGGCTTCCCTTGATCGCACCGGCCACGTCGGCCACTGCGCTCTCCGCTACCTTACTGAAGTATCTCTCGCTCATCTTCCCACCCCTTTGTTTGGCCGCCCACCGAGGCAGGCGGCCACGTTATCAGAAACCGAAGTTGTTATCGGCTGCCGGAGCTGCGGCTGGAGCCGGAGCTGGTGCGGGCGCCATTTCGGGTGCCGCTGCCGCCGCCGGGTGTTCAGCGCCGTTCTCTGGGCGGTTGATCCACTTCGAGATGTTGAAGCCCACGTCGTATGACGTACCCTTGCCGATCACGATGGGCGTTGAGCTTGTGACCTGCACGATTGGGATCTGCGTCGCAAACTCGGGAGCCTGCTCAGCCTGATTGTACAGCTTGGCGATGAACTGGCCGAGGCCGTAAGAGTTGCCGCTAAACGACGCCTCACGACCGTCGACCAGCCAGCACTTAACCTCGAAACCCTGCTTGTAGACCTCACTTGGGCGCGGGATCTGCTCGGAGGGTGACGGCCAAGGCTGCCAGTCGCGCACGCCGATGTCGATGTGCAGCCAGCCGAACTGTACGTTTTTGATGTCTACCGCGAAGCCGCGAGACATGTCGATGTTCTCGTCGCCGGCCTCCGTCTTAACCCACCAACGGTTTTGCGGTAAATTTGATCGTATGAATAGCGAGCTCCCAGAACCCTCTGAACCTGATCCGAATGATATTGGCATATGTTGTCTCCTAGACTATGGTTGCCGTTTCTCAGTCAATCTGACTGAACTTAAATGAGTAGCGCGGAATTTGGATCGTTTTCAAGTCCCCAAAGTCATAACCCCACTCGTTACTCTCGCTCGCCTTGCGATATTTCTCGAGAGCGTACTGAACTGCTGCCTTCCCTTCGTCCAGGCTGGCCCAGTCCAATTCATACACGCCCACTAGGTGTGGACGCGTCTTTTGCACCGCTATGAAGCAGAAGCGGTCTATCTCAAAGCCGGCATTTTCCATGCACCGGCGGTAAAACATATCCTGTATATGATACCCGAGGTTTGCGCATTGCTTTGCAAAGCCCTCGGGGTCAGATGCAATAGTCGTCTTGAGATCTATCAGCGCGCCAATGTCACGGCGCCAACCGTCCGGGCGGCACCGCATGTCGACGCCGGTTGACGGATCTTTGCTGAATATACTGGCCTCGCAGACAAGGTCGCCGCTGAGCAGCTCCGCGGCTGCACGATTTGAGCGCACCGCCTCCGCCATGTCGGCGGCCAGGCGGTAGTCGCTTTCCGTCAGCAGCAGCGCCCCAGCCTCCTCAGCTTCGAGCTTCTTGCGCTTCCAGTCGAGCCCGCGCCGCGTCTCCGGCCCGCACCACACGCTTTCCGCGTTGTGCGGCTCAAACACCAGCGTATGCGTAGCCGTGCCGACGTCGAAGGCTGGGTTGCTCTTGAACTCGCCATATTTAAACTCAGCCGGCGAGCCCAGCGCGATCTTCTTGGCGCCGCTGGCGCTGAGCGACGGCTCGAGGTGATACGCCTCGTTTGTCATGTCAAGTTTTACGGTCATCTTTTGCCCGCCAAAATCTCGGACACGACTTCACGGTTAACTTCATCAAAAGTTTTCTTGATCTCTAGCACATGCGCTTTGTACCCAAGGTCTCCATGTTGGTCGTGCTTCCAAAGCATGTATTCGGCTAGATCATTGAGCCCCTCGGTGTTGAAGTAGACCCCGTCAATCTCAATGCACGTTTTCCCGTCTTTAACGACGGCCACAATATAACTCATTTCTCTCCCCTTCCAAATGCTGCCACCAGCAGACTTTCTGCACGGTGTTCGTCCTTTTTGCGTTTCAGCCTTAAAGCCAAATCTGGGAACCATTGCTGCGCCTGACGGCGTGCGGCGTCCTTATCCTTTGGCAAATTCATGCTCGACTTCCACTTGGCGGGCCGCACTTCGCTGTACGGGTGGCCAGATAATGCGGCAGTCGTTAAGATTTGGCCGTAGGCAAACCCCAGCTTGAACACTGAAACCACGCCCTGCTTGGGCATAGCCTGTTGTTTTTCCAGCCAAATATGCTCCACAGGTCCGGCGCTATTTATGATCTCGAGTAGCGCGATCACGTCAACGCCGCCCTCGGTGTAGACCGGCAGGTCGTGCACCTCGGCGAAGCCGTCGCCAAGCAGCGCGACGCCCCCGGTGCGGTAGCCGGGATCAATACCGATCGTAATCTTCGACAACATACCCACCCTTTTTGAGATGATCGACGATCAATCGCTCTATCGTCAGCGAGGCGCTGACGCGTTGACTTGCACACTGCTCTTTGAGCATTTGCGCTATATCGGCGCGGATGCGCGGCCCGATTTGTTTTAACTCATGTTTCACAGGTATCCCCTCCATTTGTTTGCCCAGTGTTAACAGACTGAGGGCAGGGGTCAAGGTGTTGCCGAGATATTTCTTTTCTGTCGCCGCCGTGTTAATATGCGCCAGAGTAAAGTGGAGTTTGAAATGGAAGCTGACGTTATGTGGAGCGGACTACTATCAATCGTTGTTACAGGCATTGGCTTTTGGGTTAAGTCGTGGACGAATGAGATCACGCGGTTGCAGATCCTCATCAATCGGACGCGTGAGGAATACATCACCAAGGCGGACAGCTCCGACCAGATGAACAGGGTGATGACGCGGCTGGATGGGCTCGACGCCAAAATAGACCGATTGATAGAAAGAAAGTGATGCTTTGCGCTTTGGTCTTTGTAAGTTTCGGACATGCTTGGATACAGGGCGCAGGTAATGTGCTGGTCAAATCTTGTTATTACGAGTGCGGCCAAGCGAAGATTAGCAAGGGCCAGTGGTATGACCGAAAGTACAGCGTGCCGCCGCGATATATCTGCCCGAAAAGGTTTGCAGAAGCATGATTGAAGTTTTAGCCCTCGCAAGTGCAGTCAGCACAATATCTGGAAGCATTAGCTCTGCTGTGCAGGCCGGTAAGGACGTTGGGTCAATACTCCCTCAGTTCGGCAAGCTGGCAAAGCTGGAAGCTGATATAAATTTAGCGGAAAAGGGCCGACACAAAGGCCCGCTAGGCAGGCTTACCTCTACTGAGGAAGAGGGCTTTGCCATCGCCAACGCCAAAATAAAACACAAAGAGGCGATGGATACTCTTCGCTCTCATTGCCGTTTGTATGGCCCTCCCGGAATGTGGGAGACAGTCCAGCGCGAAATGGGCGCAGCCAGGGCGCGGCAAAAGAAGGCGCTTGAGGAACAGGCGGCAAAGCGCGACCGCATATTTTACTTTATTACTGTTGCTGTTGCCTGCATCGTATTCGCTGTCGGAAGCGGTGGCTTGTTCTGGGTTGCAGCGTTGCTTGCAGATGAGGTCCGGTGATGAAGGATGCAGAGATTATACGCTTGTTCGATCAAAACCTTGAACTAATCATTGAGGGCTTGGCTGCGCGATCCGGTCGAGAGTTTAAAGAAGTTCTGTTGCTTTTGCAGGAAGGTAGGAAGCTACATGGCACACACGATATTAGATAACTGGAAAGTCCTGCCGCGCTTGATGATGTTCGTCACGACGGTCATGTATATACGCTGCTTAGAGTGGGCAATGGGTCAGCCAGATTTGTCAGTCTCTCAAGCTGGTCTGATCTCGGTGGTCACTGGAACCTTCACGGCGGCCTTCTCGATTTGGATGGGGAAAGAGTCAAAGACCACTGTAACGCCCACCAAGATCGTGCATGAAGAGAGGTATGACAAATGATCGGTCAGATAATCGGATCACTCGGCGGCCTTGCGGCAAGCTACATCGACGGCAAGACTGCCGTGAAGAAAGCTGAGGCTGAGACCAAGATGAAGATCGCCACTGGCGAGATTAGCTGGGAGCAAGCCGCGATTGAGGCCAGCAATAATTCGTGGAAAGACGAGGCGTGGACGGTGGCCTTTATCGCCATTGTGCTGGGCAGCTTCATACCGGGCATACAGCCTTACATGGCTCAGGGTTTTGCTAATCTGGAGGCCGCACCGCAGTGGTTCCAGTGGGCGATGTATGCAAGCATTGCGGCGAGCTTCGGCATACGCACAGTAAAGGGGTTGAAAAGGTAATGGCTACACCAGCTAAGGGTAAAGCCCGAGTTAAAGTGACGGCGTCCGGCAAGAAGGTCAGCTACGGACAGGCGGGCAAGGCGAAGGGTGGCGGACCACGGGTCAAGGCCGGCACCAAGAAGGGCGACGCGTACTGCGCACGCTCCGCCGCGCAGAAAAAGAAATTTCCCAAAGCGGCAAAAGATCCTAACAGCCCGCTTAATTTATCGCGCAAACGCTGGAAATGCAGCGGCACTAAATCGAAGAGGACTTAATGAAATGGGACTGTATTCAAACATCGCAAAAAAGCGTGCGCGCATTAAAGCCGGAAGCGGTGAGAAAATGCGCAAGCCCGGCAGCAAAGGAGCGCCAACGGCCGGTGCATTTAAAGCGGCTGCCAAGACGGCTAAGAAGCCAGCTAAGAAAAAGGCTAAAAAATGAGTGAAGCAATGAAGCTACTCCAGTCCAAGATTGGGGTTTCAGCCGACGGCGCGTTTGGCCCGAATACGGCCAGAGCAATCGCCAAGCATTACGACCTTTCGCCCAATCGCGGCGCGCATTTGCTTGGCCAGTCTCATCACGAGAGCGGCGGTTTTAAGCGCACGACTGAGGGTCTGTACTACTCAACCCCTGAGCGCATACAAGCCGTCTGGCCGTCGCGCTTCCCGACAGTTGAAAGCGCAGAGCCCTATGCCAAGAACCCGCAGGGTTTGGCAAACAAGGTTTACTCAAGCCGCATGGGGAATGGCGACGAGGCAAGTGGTGACGGTTTTGCGTTTTCCGGCAAAGGCTTTTTGCAGCTGACCGGCAAGTCAAACGTCAAAGCATTTGCAGCGGATATGAAATTGCCAGAGGTTCTTGAGTACCCGTCGAAACTGGCTGACGAGTATGCGTTTGAGACGGCTCTATGGTTTTTCCAGAAGAACGGCCTATTCGCCATTGCGGACGATGGCGTTGGCGATGACGTTATCAAGCGCATCACGCGTAAGGTGAATGGCGGGTATCACGGGCTGGAGCAGCGGATCAACGAGACGCGCAAGATCCACACCTGGCTGTTGACTTAGTCCACTTAGCTAAGTGCGGGTCCAGGATCAGAAGGCCAGCGCGGCAGTTGGAAGGGCGGGCGAGCATTTAGCTCTCGCCCGGCTTTCGCTTGCCGGATATCTCTGCACCCTGTGCCAAATAAAAGACCATGACGCGTATATACAGACGGATACACGCACGCTTACATTGCAGGTGAAGAGCGCCAGTAAAACGCATGGGGTAGAACAAAGGTACAAATTTTACACAGCTAAAAAGAGCGGCCAGCGGTCAGACGTTTACGCCTTTGTCGCGGTGGATCTGGATGCTGTAGTCTTTCGTCGGGGCGACGAAATCCTCAAGACGACAACGTATGTTTCAGAGGCGGAATTTCTAAACGAGAGCCAGTCGATGCAAAAAACTCTGGACAGCTTCAAATAATCTCTGGCGCCCA